GCTACTCCTGCCGGGAGCGCTACTAACCTTGGAGCAAGGACCAGTGGCTACCCCATCCCCATCAGTTGACCAGGCGCTCAAACCATTCAAGCCGAGCAAACCGGGCGCCGGCAACACCACTGACGCCACCGCCGCTCCCGAGAAGAATACCGGCAAACAGCCGTTCATCGACGGCAAGTCAGCCGTCACAGCCTATACCGAATCAAAGTTCTGGTACTGGCGTTACTTTGACCCGCTTGATGAGTTTGAGCGCATCGCCCGCAATAAGCCCTCGCGGGACATCGACCCGGAGCTGCCGAAGATCACCGACGGCACCGAGGCGTCTATCGTACAGGAGCGCCCGAAGCGCGTGGTGCAGCAGATACCGACCGGCCTGGTCACGTGTGATATGTACCCGCAGTACGCCAAGATCGCGGATATCGTACTGAGTAAAGAGCTGATACCCATGTACAACCGCATGGGCAAGATGCTGCAGAAGTCGTGGAACGTGCTCAGCCGCGCTATGACCTATGGCGTCTCGACCAGCTACACCTTCTTTACCAGCACCTCCGGCAAGTTCCACACCGACTTTGTACTGCCCTACGCCAAAGACGTGCTCGGCGAAAAAGGCGTCGTGTTCCTCCCCGATTGCAACATCCGCTTTATGCGTTCCTGGTACCAGCGCCGCGACCTGCAGGGGATTATTAACCGCGAAAAAGCGCTGATGGGTGCCAAGAAAGGCTACAAGTCCGAATGGGATCTCGTCAGTCTGGCCCGGCTGATGGACTCCGGCGCGCAGCAGAAACCGGCCAACCTGATGACCCCGGCCGAGAAAGAAAAGGGCGGCGATACCGGCGGCTACGAGGTGATTCATGCCTTCCAGAAAGGCGTCGGTGCGGAACTCTACAGCTTTAGCCCTCAGTTTGAGGAAGGCAAGAGCCTGCGCACCAAGATCAATCCTGATCCTCGCGGCGCGATTCCGCTCGACGATATGTACTGCAACATCGACTTGTCCAATCCTCTTGGCCGGGGCGATGTTGAGCTGTCTGCCGGCATCCAGAACCTCATTGACCAGCAGATGCAGATGTACCAGTTCCTGAGTACCCTGATGATGGGGCCGCCGATGATGGTATGGGGCAACGTCACGCGCTCACGCCTGAAAATGCGGCCGAACGCTATCTGGCCGATGGGCAATGCGCCGACAAACAAGGTCGAAGCCTACCAGGTGCATAACCATGCGATCGACGGCTTTCCGAACATCTACGGCCTCTTAAAGAGCCAGATAATGAACGTCCAGAGCAGCACCGATAACTCAGTCCCGGCTTCCGACGGCAACCCGAGCTTCAGTAAAACCCAGGCCGGCGTCCAAGCCGCCCAGCAGCGCCTTGGTGTCTCGGATAACTACCTGCGCAAGCAGTTCGAGGAGTGGTTTGAGGCCCAGTCCGAGACGAGCATCAACATTTACTTCGCCGAGATGCGCGGCAAGCACAGCATCCATCTGGACGCTGACGACCGCGGGGACATTATGAAGACCCCGAGCAGGAAATATGTCGACAAGAACAATGTGCTGACTTTCGATTACTCCGACATTAACAAGGTGACGTTCGACTTCGCAGTCGACCCCAGCAGCTCAGAAGTCAAAGAAGACCAGGATAATGCTGAGAAACTGACTGAAGTGCTGGCGCTTATCCAAAAGAGCCAAAACCCGCAAATTCAGGCCGCGGAGCTGCCCGTTACCAAGTTGCTCATCAATGAAATCGGCGCGGAAGGCACTGACGACATTTTCCCTGCCACGACCGACGAGGATGGCAACCCATTGCCTGACTCCCAAGGTCAGGCTGCTGGCGGATTGAACCCACAAACGCTTGTCCCGATGGTTACGCAGATCGTCCAGCAGATTATGCAGCAGCAACAAGCTAATGATATATCCGAGCACCCGCTCATAAAGCTCATGACCGCGCTGCAGATCAAGTTCGGTGACTTGCCGGAAGACAGTAAACAGGAACTGTTGAAGCTCGTCGGTATCCCAAGCAACATGGTCAGCCCCGGCCAGCAGCAAATCAACCTGAAGGCGCAGCAGCAGCAGACCGATACGGTGCTTAAAGCCGACAAACAAGCCCACGATACCACTCTAGCCGTCCGTCAGCAGGCGCATAACGAATCCCAGGACCGCATCAATGCCCAGCAAACCGCGCAGAGCCAGGCAGCAGAGGGCCAGGAGCCGCCCGTACAGCCGAAACCCAAGCAGCGGCTACCCGCACAGCCACCGCAGCAGGCTATGGGCAACCATCCGCCAGACCCGCAAGAGCAGCAGATCGTTGAAGCGCTGGTGCATCGCGGTTACAACGACCAGGATATTGAGCAAGCCATCGTCATGCTGCGCCAGGGTTCGACAGCCGAGCAAGTCATGGCAACATTAGGAGCCAAGCATGCCAACCAGCAATAGTAAGACATTTGAAACCTACTTAGCCTGCGATAATTGCGGACACGAGGACACATACGAGGTTCCGGTGCATCGGTATATCACGCCGTTCAAGTATGACGACATTGATCCTGCCTTCAGTTTCTATGCTCGTCTCGATGGCAGCGATACCCACCCACTGGTATGTAAGTTTTGCAAGTTGCCGTGCATGAGGGTGTTCTGGTGGAGTGACCGCGAAAAGGAAGCGAAGCAGGAGGTGAACCGTGGCTGACATCCATGCCGACGACGATATCTACCCCCGTTCCGGCGAAACCTTTGAGTCTACTGCCTACTATCCGAAGCCGGACGAGGAGCAGGCCACCGAAGACGAACAAAAGGCCGGCGTTATCGCGGCATCGCTGCCTATCATGGACGACGTGGCCGACTGGTTCCGCGAGCAGATAGCCGCCAGCAGCGATGTCCATAACATCCAGACGACCGCTATGACCATCAACGGCGTGCAGTACAGCCGCACGGTCAGCATCGAAGCCCAAGTACTGGCCTATCAGCTCCTTAAAGAGCTGCTCGCCGGCAAACTGCAGGAGTTCGAGACTTTTGGAAAGGCCGGTGATGAAGCCTGACCACGAATACACCACTGATGAAGTCGAACGCCTGCCGCAAACGCCCACGGTGTTTAATCAGCCTAAGCTCGTCGTGAACCATCACGACTGGATACAGCAAGGTTACCATATCCTCGACAACTGCAACCCCAAAACCGTCCTCTGCCACCACGGCGGCATCCCCATTCCTGTCGGTAAAACGCTCGTCAAGGTTGACGGCAAGTATGACCTCGTGCCCGAAGGGAGCAGATAGCAGCGAGCTGCGGCGGTGTGGTTCATCCTGCGCCTAAACCCGCGGCTCACTGGTGTCCACTCCAGCACCTGCCTCGCAGAGCATATCTGCATGAGGGTAGCTCCCTCTTCAACAAATAAAGCATGGTGGCCCCTATAACAGCCAAGGAAGGAGATACGATGGCAGACCAATCTACCACCGTTCCACCAGATGACGATATTCCGGATGTGCCGGATGTATCGCTCATTGATACGCCCATAGCGCCCAAGTCGGACGCCGAACCGCCCGCTGCAGATCAAGGCAAAGACGACGCCGCAGCTGCGAAGCCTGACGCGAAACCCGACGACAAACCCGCTACCGGCGATGCCAAGACCACTGAGGCTACAGATCAGAAGCCGGAAGACAAGGCGACTGACCAAAAACCTGAGGATAAGCAGCAGCCTGAGCAGCAAAACGCCCAGGACCAGAAACCCGCGCCAACCAAAGAGGAGCGCGAAGCTGCAGCCTACAAGGCGTGGCAGGATCGTCAGCGCGTTAAACAGAACGTTGCCAACAAGGTCGATGAAGTCTATGGCCCGAAGACCAAGGAGCAGCTTGTCAAAGAGGGCTTAACCCCTGAGCAAGCTGAGGTCCAGTCGCTCCGCGAGGAAGTAGCGTTTAACACTCGTAAGACAGAAATTGCCGAGCTGAACGCTAACCTGCAGATGCAGGCCGTGAACGTCACCAACGACTTCCCGATGTTTAATCCCAAGTCGCCGGACTATGACGAGGACTTTACCAAGCAGGTGCAGGAAGCCTATACGGTGGCTGCACGGCTGCAGGCAGACGAAAATGGCATCGTGCTGAACGCTGAAGTACCGCTTTACGACTTTTACCAACGGATGGCAGGCATCTATAGTCGTGGCGCTACCAAAGGCTCGCAGCAAGGCAAGGCCGATATGGCCGACATGATGTCCAAAACTGAACCAGTTGGAGGTAGCTCCTCCGCCGGAATCAAGGGCGAAGAGTCGCTTGAGGAGATGGAGGAACGGTTAGGAGATGTAGCCATCGCTTAATGCAAGGATAGCAAGCGATGTCTAATACCGATACCACTGCTTTGTCCGCCGATCTGCAGACTTACTTTTCCCGTAAGCTGCTGAAGCAGGCAAAGTTCAAAACCGTACTCGACCAGTTCGGGTACGTTGAAAAGATCCCGAGCGCAAGCTCCAAGACAATATCATTTACGCAATATGCCGATCTGACCCCGGCGACCACGCCGCTCACTGAAGGCACTCCCCCCTCGGATGAAGCGCTGTCAACCAGCGCGATCACCGCGACCGTCGACCAATTAGGCGCGTTCGTGACGCTGACCGACCTGGGGAAGCTCACGGTGAAGCACCCGGTCACCCAAAAGGCTACCGAGCTGCTGGGCGTCCAGGCTGCCCGCTCCTACGACCGCGTAGTGAACAGCGTCGTCGTAGCCGGTACCAGTGTCATCTATGCCGGCAGCAAGAGCGCCCGCACCGCGTTAGGTGCCACCGACGTACTGACCTTCGCGGAAATCAAGAAGGCTGTCGCGCAGCTGCGCAACAACGGTGCCAGCGAGTTCGATGACGGCAACTTCGTGCTCGTCGTCGACCCGTCCGTAGAAACCGACCTGATGGGCGATACCACCTTCCAAAACGTGGTCTACCGCCAAGCCGTACCCGCCAAGCAGAACGAACTGTATAAGGGTATGGTGACCATCTTTGCCGGTGTCACGGTGGTCCGCTCCAACAACATCCCGACGGTTTCCAGCACTGTCACGGTCCACACCAGCTACGTGTTCGGCCAGAACGCCTACGCGATGAGCGACCTGCAAAGTCTGCAAATGTACCGCGAGGGTCCCGGCGGCGTCACCGATCCGCTGCACCAGATCATGACAATGGGCTGGAAAGTAGCGTTTAAGTCCGTGATCTTGAATAACAACTTCATGGTCCGGCTTGAGTCGGCTAGCGCCTTCTAGATCGGCCTAACTGATTAAGGGCAGCGGCAATTCCGCTGCTGCCCCATAGAAAGGCTTTGTAATGGCAGAACAAGAGACAACTAAGATAAACCTCAGCAACGATGTCACGGTGAACGGCCGCACGTTCAAGGCCGGCCAAAACGTCACGGTCCCCAAGGACCAGGCGGAAGATATCTCGCGCATCGACTACGAGCACACCCAGTATAAGAACAATCTCCATGTCGGCCGTAAATACCGGCCGGTGAACGCCGGGACGATTGCGATGGGCGGCGGCGCTGAGTAGAAAGAAGGCTCACATGCCGCGACACGGCATAGCAGGCTACCTCTACGAGCTTGAAATCGTGGACGGGAAAGCCTACTTCCATTTCGTTGACCCGGAGGACGCGAGCAACACGGCAGACGTGACGATCGCTCCCGAGGACTTCCCGAAAGGGACGGTAGATGCCGACAGCCGCCCGGTGGCGGATATGGCATATCTACAGGTCGCCAAGCAGCTGAACGATAAGCGCGATGAGCGCTTGAAAGCAGCTGCCGCCGCCAGCTTTGCCGCGGACCAATCCGCGAAAGCCCAGGCGCGGGATGCCGCTCAGGAATATATGAGCAGCATTTCCAGCGACCCGCCGGCTAACCCCGGCAAGAAGAAGTAACGATCGGGGCGGCTAAAAACCGCCCCGCTTCTTTACGAACGTAGTCTTGTACGCTACACTGAAGCATTAGAACTACCATCAGGCACGAGCGCTGACAGGCGCACGCCGATCACCTTCACCGAAAGGACCCACATGGTAAAAGCGTTGCTTTTATATGCAGGAGTTCTTTCATGGCAAATCTCGGTAGCATTCCAGTGCTCGGCGGGGCGGCCAAAGTCGGCCTGACCGCGCTGAACCTCTTACCCGGTGCGCCAGGCACCGCCTTATCCAACCTCGTGCTCGGCACGAACTACAACCCGGGCGATATGACCCCCGGCTACAGCGCCGCCAATGTGGTTAAAACCCAGGCCGGCAATATATTCGGCGGCTCGCAGCCCGCACAGAATACGAACAACGCCGCGCCTGGCGCCCAGCAACAGCCCTGTAACGGTGCAACCGGCGTGCTTGGCGACTCAACCGTCGCCAGTACAGGCGGCAGCAGTACCGTCAACCCGCAGTACGCGGCATACTACCAGGACACGATCAACCAGCTGCAGCCGCAGCTCGGGCAGCTGGATAACCAGCAAGCCATCGGGATGCAAAACATCCTCAATAGCTATAACCTCGCGCAAAACCGCGCCAACCAGCAGCAAGCTGCCGACCAGAGGAATTATCAGACGCAGCTGGGCCAGAACCAGCAGAGCTACGCCAACAACCGCAATGCCATCCTGCAGAATACGATGATGCAGAATAACGCGCTGCAGCGCCTCTTGGGCCTCGCCGGCTCGGGCAATTCATCAGCTTCCTATGAGCAAGCCCCCTACGCCGCCGCTTTGCAAGGCAGCCAGCAGCTCTACGGCGCACAGAATACTTTCGGGCAGAACCAACAGTCGCTCAACACCAACTGGCAGGACTATATGCGCAACTTCGGCAACTCGATGGCCGACCTGGACACGCAGAAGTTCCAGCAGCAGCAAAACCTGCAATCCAGCATCGCCCAGACCCGCGCCAATCTGTTGAACCAGATCGCCCAGGCCAACGTATACAAGCAAGTCGCCCAAGGCCAGGACTACAACACCGCCCTCGCTGCCCGCCAGCCGTTCCAAAGCCAGATCAACGACCTCTTGGGCCAGATAACCCAGCTCGGCAACCAGTGGCAGAATCCGCAGATGGCGACCGGGCCGGTCACGTATGCGGCTCCGGCGCTCAATGACTTCACGCTTTCCCAGGGTCCGGCAGCAACCAGCACGGCCGATGCTTCCGGCGATAACGGCACAGTGTTGCCTACTTTCCTCAATATTCTGCAACCCAAGCGAGACCAATCAGGGCAGCTGGTAGCGCAGTAGGAGTCCGCCATAATGGACTTACTGCAGAACCTCATCGGGGCGATCACCGGCAGGAAGCAAACGCCGCCCAACCCCTACCCGAACGTCGCGCCTGACGTGCAGCAGCAGATCATGGCCGGGCAAGCGATCAATGCCCAGCAGAAGCAGCAAATGTTGCAGCGGCTGAATACTAACCAGCCGTCGAACTTCAACCCGGTGACCGCTACCATCCAGAGCTTAGGGCAGGGTGCCAAGCAGATCGGCACCGGCCTTGCTAACATGACCGGCGTTCCGCAAGCTGCAGCCGTCGGTATGCTCGGCGGCGCTGAACTCCGGCATAACCAGCAAGGTATAGATAAAGCTACTAACTATCTGGCCGGCTCGGTCCCGCAGTTTTTGCCAGTTGCTCTGACTGAAGCGGTCAAACCATTTGCCCAGGATGTAGCCAGTACGATCGTTTCGCCGTACGCGAACGCCAAGGCGAATCAAGCTGAGCAATATGCCAAGCAAGAGTTGAATGATAAAACAAGCGACCCGGCATACAACGCATCGGTAGACGCAATAGCTGCGGACCAGAAGACGCAATTATTAAACAGCCTGCTCGGCACGGCTGGCGTGAACATGAATACGCCGAAAAGCACCCTGACCCGCAAGGTATTAGGGGCGGCAGGTTCAGCCGCAACTTCGATCGGCATGGTCGGGAGTCTCGCAGGCGGCGAGGCGGCCAGCAGCATGTCTCCCGAAGCCCAAAAGCTGCTCAGTATGCTTAACTTCGGCGGCCAGCAGGCAGCTCAGAATGTCGCCCAGACGATGCAGACGGACAGCCCGACCGGCGCAGACTATGCCAAAGCAGCCATCGGCGGCTTTACCCAGGGCGCTGCCATGCCGCTGCTCATGCATGGAGCGGAAGCAGCCGGGCCGGCCATTGAGAGCGGCACGAAAGCGCTCACGGATACGCTGTCGAATGTCGGGAACGCCGAAGCGGAGCGCCAGACCGGACTGAAGTCGCCCAACGTCGTCAACGATAACGAGGCCGGCACGCTGCGCGATTTCGCCGATTATAAAACGGGAGCCTACAAGCCCGACGCCGACACGCTGAACCAGCTGCATATGCAAGCCCGCAATGCCGCGCAGACCGCCGGGATAGATATCACCTCCGGCTCTCCGGCCAGTGTCACCGACCGCATCTATAACTACCTGAGCCAGCGCGGCCAGTTCCTTGATACGCGCAAGAGCGTACTGCAGGGCGGATACGTCCGCTTGCCGGGCGCGGACAATCCCGACAATACCTCTACGCCGCCGATTAATCGCACGCAGCTGACCGGCCACATGCTGGATGTGCCTAACAGCGAGCTTCAGGATGCTATGAACTCCAAGGCATTCGCCGATGTATTCGGTGTCAGCCACGGCGAGGCCCGCGCTGCGCTGGAGGACCTACGGAAGCAGCGGGAAGCAGCAGGAAAGCGCCGAGGCCCGCAGGCGAAGCGCCAGATACCGGAACGTCCCGCTGAGGTAAACACCGCGCTGAACCCCGTCAAGAGGAACTTCGCCAAGGTTGCAGCGGGAGATTATGAGAAGGCCCGCACGAATGCGCAGGAAGCCAGCGCAGGCGTTGAGCTACGCGGTAGACAGGCGTTTAATGCTATTCCTGAAGACATGACCACCAGCAAGCTCGCCAGGCTTGCACAGGGTATAGATAAACCGGCGAATGCAGCTGAGGAAGCAGCGGTGCAGCGCTACCGCGATCTCACTAACAATGTCCATGCCACCTCGCAGGCGCTCGGTGGTAACACCAACTACGTAAAAAACTACTTCAGAGGCGAATGGGACCTATCCGACCCTGCTATGCAGGCCAAGTTCGATAAACTCGTCACCAGCAAGTACGGTAAGGACTATGACCCGAGCAAGTTCGCTGGCCTCGACCGCCAGCCGAAGGTTTTTGATACCATCGCCGAAGGTGAGGCGGCCGGCTTCCATCTAAAGAACCAGCTCGCCCGCGATGAGATCGCCGACTATACGCGCGGCTCTGCCTATGCGCTCAAGAACCAGGCACTTGCCAAGTCCATTGAGCAAGCGGATGTCGGTGAAACTGATAAGCCGATCACCGTCGACTTGGGAAACGGCAAAACGCTGAAGGTATCGGTTAAGGCGGCCCAGCAAATGCTGCCATATGAGCGGCTGAAACAGCTCGGCTGGCTCGGCAAGAGTTATGACGCAATCAACAAGCGGGCCAAGGGTACGTTGCTCAGCATCTCTGAGTTTCACCCGATCAACATATCCGTCATGAAAGCCGGACCGGGTTTGGCGCTGGCAGGTCACCCGCTCAACGCACTCAAGGGTGCGTATGGTACATTCCGCGGCCAGGTCGGCAGCGACTTCGCTGATAGGACTATCCAGAAGACACTAACTGACCAGCTGCCGGCTTTTACTGATAAGGGCGAAACGACCATGAGTCCAGCGGATATCGGGGCAAAGATCGGCATGCCGATGCTGCAGCACAGCGACTTCGCGCCTGCCGGTAAGTTGCAGCTCGGCAAGTCAGGTATCGGCGAACGTACTATCTTTGAGAAATCTATGCCGATTATGCAGGACCAAGTGCTACGCTCTATCGCCGCCGACCTTTATAAAAAGGGCGTCTCACTCGATAGCCCCGAGGCCCGTAGGGCCGGCGAGGTCGGCTACAAGATGATGGGCGCGATCAATAATGAAGTGAAGAACATCGACCCGAATGCGGGCCGCCGATGGAGTCGTGTGTTGCTCGCCAACCAGTTCACCCGCGCCAAATGGTCGCTGATGAAAGATGCCTTTACTCAGCCGCTCGGTTCAGTGGCCGGCAAGTATGCTCGGCGTTCAGTGGCCGGCAACTACGCTATGCAGGTAGCAATGATCGCCGGCATGGGCTACCTCGTCCACCAAAAGTCTGATGATATCCGTGATATGCTTATCCGCGCACTCATCGACCCAGCCATTCCGACGCCGTGGAAGGACAATAAGGGCAATACAATGGACATGCGTTTGCCCGCGAGCTATAACTCTGAGCTTTTAGGCCTCTTCTTTAATATTGGACGCGGTGCCGACGGGCATCTGGATGTGCAGTTTAAGCCGCAGAATATCATACCAAACCTGGAGAACTACGGGCGCTATCGTCTCGCCGAGATACCGAGCGACATCTTAAAAGTGGCGACCAACCAGAACTTTGCCAACAAACCGCTGTATGACCCGAACGCTCCGCTGGGCACTCAAGCAGCCCAGGCAGCCACTACGCTCACCGCTAACACGCTGCCAATCGGTCTGCAGGGACTGACACAGACGAGTTTCGTGAAAAAACACTTGCCCGGCCCAATCAAACAGGTACTCGACGCCGAGACGCCCGGTTCCAACCCGGTCGTTAAATCGGCATTATCCAGCTTCGGCTTGACGCCGCGCACGGATACCACGGTTGGTAAAGGTCAACAGACGACCCAGTACTTCGACGCGCTTGACCAGGCGAAAGCCGGCCTTAACCGTCAGGAGCAAGACGCCCTCGACATGGTGACCGGCAGCAAAAAGAACCCCGTTACCGGCCAGTACGAGATCGCCCCGGTGCCGGACGACTCACGCGCCAAAGCGACCGCGCTGCTGCAGAACCCCAAAGTCATCGACCACTTGATGCAGATGAACCAGTCGCTGGCCGGCCAGGGCCAGCAGGTCGACCCGCTATGGCTGCAGTCTAAAGACCATATCACGGCGTACTACCAATACCAGGCCATGCCGCCCGGCGGCCCGGACCGCACCAACTGGATGAACCAGAACCAGGATTGGTACAACCAACTGTCACAGGCCCGTAACCAATATTTTGCGACCCTGCCTCCGGGTGACCCGAACAAGCCCAAGTCCCCTATCCAATACCCGACGGCAACGGCCGATGTCCAGAATATGGAAGACCAGTTTTTTGCGAGCACCCCGCAGCAGCAACAGCAGCTCATCCAGCAGCACCCCGAGTTGCTGCAGCAGTTTGCTGCCCAGCACGACTACACCAACGCCGTGCGTTCGGCCGAGGGCTACCAGCCGCTGCAAGGCGCTCCGACGCCCAGCCAGCGGGTACAGTCGTTACTCAACGCCGCCAGTGCGTCCACGGACAAATCTACCCGAGCAAAAATATATGGCGATCCGGAAGTCGCTGCATACATGCAGGCCAGCAACGCATACAATCTCTCCAAAAACGCTGCGCTTGCCCAGCTGCAGGGCAACCAGCTGAACCAGAAGGCGCTAAAGTCGGCTTACCAGATCGGCAGCTATGACACAGTGAAAAACCCTGACGGCACCTATGCACTTGCGAACCCCATCCTGCAGCCCAATGGCACGTATATGCCGTCCGGCGCTATGGCCGGAGCGACCATGATGGGCGGTGCCGGCAGCAGCCCCTTCGGTCAGAACCTCGGCGTGCCGGGCATGAAACACTTCCTGGTGCCGCGCCCGAAGAAGACATTCAGCACGACCCTGCACCTCGCCAAGAAAGGCGCAAAGTTAGGCGGCTCAATCGGCGTCGTTAAGAAGTCTGCTGTCAAAGCCGCAAACAGCAAGAGGCCGCTACCTGTGCGCAGCGGCTCATCCGGTCTACAATTAAGCAAGAGAAAGGTAAAGGTATAGTCAATGG